ATGACGTTCGTCGCTGCGCGGGAAGCGCGCCAGATCGCAAAAGCATTCACGGCCAAGCTGACGGGGAAACAGCGCGGCGAAGACCGCACGGTCCGCCGGGACAGCTATGACGTCGACGACAAACGGGCCAACGTCTGGCGGCCGATCGGTGACGGGACGATCGCGGGCGCGATGGATTTCCGGGACGCCCTCCTCCAGACCGCCCGTGAATACGATGATCATCATCGTGGCGATCGCGGGGTTCGGCCGCTGGGCTGGACCGCGATTCGGGTGCTCGAGATACTGCTCGGGGTGCGGGGCGTGCCGATCTGCTTTAAGACCGGCCGACTGGAGCCCGCCATCGATACGGTCGCGCGCATCGCGCGGCTATCGCGAACCACGGTCATCAAGGCGCTGGCGCGCCTGAAGGCCCACAACTTCCTGAAATGGGTCCGCCGGTCTCAGAAAACGGACCGCAAGGGCGAGTTTGCGCCTCAGCGCGTCCAGGTCACGAACGCCTATTTCTTCGACATTGGCAGCCTGCCGAAGAACGTCCGACAGCGGTTCCGCGACCTGCTGAGCCGCCGCACGCAGCGTCGCGCCGCCCACGCTGCCCGGATGCAGTCAGCGCCTCCGTCGCCCCCAGCGCCGCCCCCTAGCCCGTCCTCACCGGACCTGCGGGACGCCCTCGCGCGCCTTGGCGCGCGGGTCGAGAGCGCGAGTACACATAACGTTCAGTATCCGGCTAAAGGGGTTCAATAAAAGGAATGGACCCGCTTTTAGCGGGCCCATGCTCCAGTAAGCTGATCCCCCAAAGCCGTACGGCACCACCACACGCACCCGATTGCCAAGACCCGGCTGTCAGGACCGGGCGGCTGTGCCGCCCGAATGCTATCGAGGGGGGATGAGCACGAACCGTGCCACGTCGCCGCCATTTCTGCGCCAAGATGCGAGGAAACAGGCCCTTCGGTATAAAGTCCCTGCCTAGATTATACTTTGGGACAGAGCAGCTCGGCCCAACGGTCAAACAGGAACCGCAAGCGGGGGAGATGCTTCGCCCGGTCATAGGCCGCCTTGACCACGTTCCTCTCGGTATGGGCGAGCGCACGCTCGATCATCATGTCGTCCGAAGGAAATTGCTCGTTCAATATCGTCGAGAATGTGGCCCGCCATCCGTGCGGCACATGCCGACCGGCGAAACCGCAGCGGTCATACAGCTCGCCGATCGCGTTCTTGCCGATTGGCCGCCCCTTCCTATGAAAGATCAGATCCGCGCCGCCCAGCCCCCGCGCCTGGCGCAGCACCGCCACTGCGGCTGACGACAAGGGGACAAGGTGATCATTGGCGTCGTCGCCTTTCTTCGCCAGGGCGAGCTTCATCCGCTCGGCCGGGACGCGCCACAGCGCATCCGGCGCTGGCGCGTCGGTCGACCAGTCGACGCCCTCGATCTCGGCCCACTGCGCGCCGCGCACGGCCGCGAGGCGGACGGCGGTCAAAGCCAGGAATCGCGACGCCAGCCGGATCGCGGGCGCGACACGCGCCCGATCGGTGGCATCGAGGAGCACGCGGGCTTCGTCTAGGTCCTCGAGCGCGAGCTGGGGCTGGACCGGTCGCGCCGCCTTCAGCTCGCTGACCAGGCCAGTGGCCGGGTTGCTCTCGACCATGTTCCGAAAAACCGCGTAACGGTAGATTGCGCCGATGCGCTGTGCGATCCGTCGCGCCGTCGCCAGCGCCCCGATCCGTCCGATCTGGCCAAGCACGCGCAGCAGTTCCTGTGTGGTGACCGCCGACGCCAGCTCATCGCCGATCGTCGGGAAAATGTGGCGCTCCAGGCTGGCCAGGACGTCACTGGCATGATCGGCCGTCCAGCGTTCAAGGCGGTCGGCGTGCCACTCCCGCGCGACCTGCTCGAAGGTGATAGTCGATCCGGCTCGTTGGTCGGCCAGCTTGGCGGCAACATCCTTCGGCGACAGACCCCGGACCATCATGGCACGAGCCTGCGCGGCCGCGTCGCGCGCCTGGCCAAGCGCTACGTCGGGCCACTGGCCCAGCGAGATGACCGCTTCGCGCCGATCGGCACGGATGCGGACGCGCCAGGCGCGGAGGCCGCTTGGCGCGACGAACAGGTGCAAGCCCTGTGCATCCCAGATCTTAAAAGCGCGCGACTTCGGCCGCACGCGTTGGAGCGCTGCGTTTGATAGCATATGTCGGTCCCTCGGGAGGAAACGGGGATGGATGTTCAGTGGTTGATCGACGCCATAGGTAAGCTCGGACCGGCCTCAGTGGCCGCCGCTGTCTTTATCGCGGCTTTGGCGCAAAATCGGTGGGTCAATAGGGTCGCGCGCAGATCCGCAGCCGTTGAGGATCAGAAAGTCGGACTGTCTTTGCTGGATCGTCGAATAGCGGTTCTAAACGATTACGATGAGGTTCGTGCTTCTTGGGCGCTTACCGGTGAGGTGAGCCCGCAGACGATCTCCAAATTGCAGCGCGTTATCGTAAGCGCCGAGTTGATATTCCCATCGGAAATTCCTGAGCTTGAGGAATGCCGGAAACATCTATTGGTCATGCGCCAAGCCGATCGAGCCCTCGATCGCCGGCATCGAACAGATGCAGAGCGAGAACGAGCTATCGAAGCCGCTATTGCGCAAGACGCCATCCTCGCCAACGCGATGGACACATTGCGTAAGAGCCTCGTGGAAGCGGCGAAGGTCAAACCTGTGGAGGCGCTTCCTCCATCCCTACTCGACCGACTTAGCGGGAAGGTTGGCCGGTAGCGTTTCATACTCGAAAGCACGAAGTGGGCTGCATCAACCGGTTGTTCATTCCAAACCGGGATGATGTCACGCAGGGTCTACCCAAAACCGGGGCGGAGGGATCATCCGCCCCGGTTTTGCCGAATCGGCGGATTTGCGTGGGTTTCAGACCAGCATACGGGTCCGCCGTTCCCCCGCGATTACCCCCCGCGCACCTCGTTCACTGCGCCGTCAGCGTGGCCAGGCGGGGTTTGGCAGTGATTACCGGCACCGCAGCGGCCTGCTGTGCACCCGAACCCGGGTGTGTTCCATCGCCGCTATTGGTCGACGACACGATCGTCCCGGCGGCATGGGCCTTCTTCGTCGCGTAATAGGCCGGGGGCTTCAGTGTGTAGCTGCCATCGCCATTGCTGACGATCGACGTCCCAATTTGAGGGCCGACCTCCATGTTCGGGGTGCCGGGTTCGAAGACGAGATAATTCCCCGTCTGAGGGACGACGGTTGAGGTGATGCGGATCCCCGCGCCGCTGATGTCGGTCCCGCTAGCCACGGCTGCGACCAGCGTCCCGCCGCCTGCCGCTGCGAGCGGCGTCAGTTTCCACTTCGGTACACCAGTTCCATCGTCCGGTGCTTGGTATGCGGCGCGCAGGTCGACCGCCAGCGCCAACGGCGCGGGCTGCGTCATGATCCAGTTATTGACGGTCTGTAGGGGAGCTTGGCTGGTCAGGCCATTGCCGGTCTGTGACGTCAGCGACGTCCGCGCCTGCGTGGTGTCGACCGTGCGTGGCGTTACCGTCGACTGGACGATCGGGACGCCAGGAAAGGTTTGGGCGAGGAAACGCCACCAGCCCAGCGCCCGGGCCTGCATGTCCGCCACCGCGACGGCCTGGTCGGTGCCATCCGGATAGGACATGGCCGAATAGTCATTGCGGAGGCCCTGGCTCCAGATCGTGGAGAACGGCCAGGCCTGGCCACCATTGAGCGTGTTCCGAATATAAGCGAGCAGCTTGTATCGGAGGCCAAACCGGCCATCCGTCAGATCCATGAAATCGGCCATCTGCGCCCCGTGGTGGCCGAAATTACCGACGGCGAAACGCCCGGTCTGACCATCGTCGTCCAGCCCGCGCGTGATTCCGCCGATCATGCCCCTGGCGCTCGCCAGCTGGATCAGGTCGTCCTGCTGTGTGATGCTGTCGCCGATCTCGAGCACCGACGGCTGTCGCGAATACGGGACCAGGACGGCGATCGGCGAATAGCCGTTGGTCGAGTTTGCGGTCAGGCCGACGCTCGCGATCGAGCCGCCAGCCGCATAAGTGGCGTTCGGCGCTGCCAGGTGACGACGATACTCGCCTAGCTGGCCCATGCTGGTGAACCCACGGGGGCGCGCCGCGCCCATGGCGGTGCTGATCGAGGTTCGGAGCCAGCCGCCCGGCCAGGCGGTCGGGACGGGATCGCTGATGGCGAAGCCGCCATCTGCCAGAACGACGCTGCTCGAGCCCCCGAAGGTCAGGACGACCCGGGTGCCGGTGCCATTGGCACCGGTGAAGGCGACGACGTAATCCAGCGTGTTCGTGTTGCCCGGCTTCAGCTCGCGCGAGGAACCCGCCGCGCGCGAGTTGGGGTCGAGGCCGAAGTTGACGAAGACCGGTCGCCACCCGGCGGGTTGGGGCGGCAGGTACAGGTCGGACAGCTCGGTCAGCCGGTTCGCGTCCGATGCGGCCATCCTGTACAGGTCAGCGCCGACGGTATGGAAATTCGACTGACCGAATGACACGGCCGGGGGCGCTGGCGTCCCGACCGGCTGACCGCCGCCATAAGCGACCGGCGGACCGACGACCGTCTGGGCGGCCAGCGGAACGGCCAAGAATAGCGCGGCGATCGCCGCGACCATCTTGCGCATCACGGGATCCTCGCGAGGGTGACATTGCAGCCGGTCGTCCCGCTAAGCGCAGCGTCGACGATCGCGCCGGTGCCGAACTGGACGGCGGTGCCGCTCGTCTCGGCCGCCGTCTTGGTCAGCATCGGGGTCATGGTCGAACCGTCGGCCGCCAGATAGCGCAGCGACACCGAACCATAGGCGGTGCAGCTCTGCGTCAGCATATAGGTCCCGCCGTACAACGTCGACGCGGGCGCGGTCGCGTTGGCGGTCGCCAGCGCGAAGCTTTCCTGCTTCCCTGCCACCGGCAGCGGGGTCGTCGGCGTGACACCCCGGGTCTTGCCTGCGCTGTCAGTGAACGCCTGGCCGCTTAGCGGCACAAGCGAACCAGGCGCGCCGATCGACGGATAGCTTTGCGCGGTGGCGGGGCCCGCCAGGGCCACCGCCAGGAACAGGATCATACGCCTCATAGGTCAGTCCTTTCGATTGGTGATGATGAGTTCGCGGACCCGCTTTCCGCCCTGCGCGCCGACCGTGTACGTCGTCTCGACATCCTCGATCGCGAAGCGGGAGAAGACCGCACGCGCGCCGTCGGTGGCGTTGATCGACAGGATGAAACGACCGCGGATATTGGCGAGCTGGTCCGCCAGGCGCTCGAAGTCGGCGCGCTCGAAAACGCCCGGGCCGTAGTCGTCCTCGCAATCCCAATAGGGCGGATCGAGATAGAACAGGGCGCGCGGGTCGTCGTACCGCGTAATGACGTCCGCATAGCCCAACCGCTCGATCGTCACGCCCGCCAGGCGCGCGGTAAGGCGGTCGAGGTTCGGCAGCACCTTGCGCGGATCGAACCGGCTGGAGTTGACCTTGTCGACGCCGAAGCACCGCGTGCGGATCTTGCCGCCGAACGTCAGGCGCTGGAGGTAAAGGAACCGCGCTGCGCGTTCGATATCGGTCAGGGTCGTTGGATCGATGCGGCGCAGCCGGTCGAACTCGTCCCGGCCGGACAACATGCCGCGCAGCTGAGCGGCGAGCGCGTCAGGGTGACGCTGCGCGATCCGGAAGAACGTCACGACGTCGCCCGAGATGTCGTTGATCACCTCGATCGGCGCAGCGCGCGGCCGACGGAGGAAGATCCCGCCCATTCCGACGAACGGCTCGATATAGCTGCGATGCGGAGTTGCATCGATCAGGGCCGTCAGGCGCTTGGCGAGGTTACGCTTGCCGCCCAGGTACGGTGCGGGGGTCTGAATGCTGGAAATGGTATTGTCTTTCGCAGAACACACGTCGGCTACGCGCGCGAAAGGTGATTGCGTCGATCGGACGATCGAGCGCGACCCGGCAGGCGCTCTGGTCGCCTAGTGGGGAGTCGTGAGGGGAGATGAGGCTGATGAGGTGGGGCGGTCTCTAGATCCGGCCTCACCCGGCGCAAACCGGGTGGTTAGCCGCGCGGGACACAAGAGACCGCGCCCTGCTTATTTCCCCCCGGGGGGAGGTCTTTCATTCAGCAGGCCACCCGGCCAAGCCGGTCAGCCTGTGTCACCGCGCGCGCGGGCTACCCCATTCGGCTAAGTCCGAGGCAGCGCCCCGGCTTTGCCCTGTCGCGCGGCCGATCGTCAACCGCCGGTGACGAAGCGATAGTTTGCGGTGGCCTCCTCGGCCGTGCGCAGCGCGTCGACGCGAACGCTCCGCGAGGACGCGCTGCGCGCTGTCGCCAGGGCCTGGCGGACCAGCTCGGCCGCCGACCGGACAAGGTCGGCGCGATCGGGCGGCAGGAAGGCCACGAACGGCGCGGCGAAAGCCTGCGCCTGGTCGAACTGCTCACTGATACGCGCCAGGCGCTGCAGCGAGGACGACCCGCTGCCCGGGGTGGTGCAAGCGGACAGCCCCACGGCCAGCCCGATCGCCGCGACCTTGGCGGCCGCCCCGGCCGACGGCGGTAATGTCCCCCCGCTGATGGCGTGGGTCGAGCGGATCCGCAGGACGAGCGTGACGACCGCGACCACGCCCATGATCGCGGCGACCAGCTGCTCCTGGTCGATGCCGGTCGGCAGGATATGGAAAACGGAAAGGACGGCGAACAGCGCGGCGACGATCTGAAGCCAGATCACGCGGCTCTGCCACCAAAACTTGGTGTCGAGCATGGAACATCTCCGATGGTGAAGGGTCAGACGGCCGGACGGACGCCTGCATATTCGGGGATCGCGTCGAAGCACGGACAGGCCTTCAGCCATTCGTTCGGCTCGATCGTGCCGTTGCGGTTGCGGTCCGGCGAATAGTCGCGGTGGCCCTTGATGACGGCCAGCGGATGGGCGGCCTTCAGCTCGGCCAGCAGATCGAGGAGCGCGGCCTTCTGCGCTGGGGTGCGGGTGTCTGCGGGTTTGCCGTCGGCCGCGAGGCCACCGGCATAGACCACGCCGATCGACTGCGCGTTGAAGCCCTGGACGTGGGCCCCGGGAATCCACTTCGGCCGACCGATCTCGATCGTGCCGTCCAGCCGGACGACGAAGTGATAGCCGATATCGCTCCATCCCTGCGCCAGGTGCCAGCTCCGAATTTCCGCAGCGGTGACGGGGCGGCCCGTCTTGGTCGCGGTGCAGTGGATCGCGATGCTGGTGATCGGGCGGGCGATGCGCGCGCGTGCGGCCGCGCGCCACGGTGCGGGTGGCGTCGTCATGATCGTTGATCCTGTTGATAGGCCCGGCCGATCGGCCGAGCAGGTTACAGCGCTGGCGTCTCGCCGGTGTGCAGCTCGTCGCTGACGCGCTTCATGAAATGCTCGCGGACCAGGCGGACCAGTCGGTCGGAGCAGACCGCCGCCAGCGATCCGACCAGGACGCGATAATCGGTGCCGACCGTCACCCCGACCACCCGCGCCGCGCCGTCGCTGATCGCGATCGCCAGCAGGCCGAGAATGCCGAGCAGCAGCACATCGGCCAGCATACCGCGCCAAGTCGGTTGCCGACCCTCTGACAAAGCCAGGCCGTAACGAGCGGCCGTGCCGATCGCGAGGCCGATCGCTGTTGCGCCGTATTTTGCGCCAGCAGCACCGAAAATGGAGGCAGGCTCAGCCATGTTGTACGTCGATCCACGGGCGGCCGTCGCGGATCGCCCAGACCTTCCCGAGGCGGCAGGCATATTGCGCCAGCGTCATATCATCGAGTTTCATGGCAATGGCCTTGATTCCTGCGCCGTCCTGCGCCGCAACGATGTAATCACCCACCTCGAAATCGCCGGTCGCATTACAGGGCACCTGACCCGAGAAGGCGATCCGGTCGACGGTGGCGCGCTCCGCTTCGTGAATGACCTTCCATGCCGCAAGAGCTTCTTCATATCGCGTCATCTCGCTGTCGTACGCGGCCTTCGCGGTCGGGTAAGCATCAGCAGCGACATGGTATGCTGATAGCGCCGAATCATATGCGGCGGAGGCCCGCTGATAGTCGGCGGCAGCGACGATGTATTCGGCAAGACGCTGCGCGAAAGCGTTGTCGCTCTCACCATCCTGGCGGGCGGGAGCGACCGGCAGGGTAGCTGTGGGAGGCGTGGGCATGGAGGGCTCGACAGGCGCGGACGCGGCTGGCGCATCTGGCTTCTTCGTTTTTGCCCAGGTGTCGCCGCCGACGAGGTGAGGGTCGGTCGACTTCACTACGAAGCTGATCGCGTCCGCCCACGTTTTCGTCAGCTTCCCGTCGCGATCGACACCGCACACGTCGCCTTTGGCAATAATCCCGCACCCCGCCGCCTTGATCATATATTCGGCAGAGTCAGCACCAGAGCCGTTGATTGTGCCGCTGGCGTTTAAGGACCGGTTCGTTGCGGTGCTATGGCCGAGATACACAGCTGCACCTGTCCCATTGGGACTGTAGGCGCTGACGCTGGCCACGACGAAGCTGTCCAATGCGCCTCCAGCGTTTGAACGGACCCGCAGAACCGCCGAGCCCTGGCCCGCGCTTTTCGTGATCGTGTGCTCTGGAGCGGACGTGATCCCGACCAACAGGTTGCCATCTGCGTCGATCCGCGCCTTTTCCCGATCTGCCGTGGCCAAAACCAGCGGTTTTGCGTTCTGTGTGCCCACGACGAAATTCCCGCGAAAACCCAAATTGGGAACCTGGCTGCCGCCAGTCCCAACATAACCGGTCGCAGCACCGCCTTCCGCTTGGCCGAAAAGCACGACTGCATATTGGTCGCTGCCAGCGTTGGTGTTGATCATCCGGGCAACATATGGCCCGCTGGGCGACAAGACGTCGAAGAAATAGCCAGGGGCACCGCCAATACCCACGCGGCCGGAGCCGTCCATGACGACACGGTCGACGCCCCCGCCGACCAGCGCCACTGCATTTTCTGCGTAGCGCCGGACGCCAGTGTCCTGATCGGCAGAGAAACGCATGCCCGGCGCAGCGGCCGAGCCGTCGCCGAACAGACCTTGGCCCGCACCGTCACGAACCGCAGCAAAAGTGTTGAGCAGTGCCGCCGCCGCCAGCGCCAGGTCGCGCGCGAAGCTTTGCGTCGGCTGGATCGCATAGGTTTGGCCCCCACCCGTTGCGGCCTGATATGCAGAGACCAGTCGAAGATCGGTTGCGGAGACGATTTGTGCGATTTCGTAACTGCGGCCATCCGGCCCGATGAACGCTTCACCGACCGATGCATTCGAGACGAAGTCCGTCCCCGCACCCGTGACGACATTCGATCCGTTCGTGACTGTTACAGTCCCTTGACGATACCACATGCTAAATTCCTACTCTTCGGTCGACGAGAGGGAGAGCGCTTGGACTTCGCGTCCTGCGTTCGGAGAATTGAAATTGAAGCTGGCGAGCGAGCGGCTGGCGATGCGCGCGCGGTACGTGAAGTCGCCCAGCCCGGCCTTGGTGTCGGTGAACGTGATCGCGCCGCCCATCGTCTGGCGGCCGTAACCATCGCCATCGACCGAGGGAGCTTCGTACTCGGTGGTGCCAGCGACGTCGAAGGACTGCACCAGCGCCCAGCTTTCGCCATCAAGGCGATCGAGATGGATCGTTGCCGTGGGTTTGCCGGTGACCGAACCCCTGTTCGTGGACGTGCGGGTCAGTTCGTAGGCGTAGCTGACGACCAGCACCTTCGAACCGCCCTTGGTCCCGAACGGGCCGATGACGATCGACGCGTCGGCCGTGAGGTCCGGCGTCTGGCGTGCAACATGGAGCACGCCTGCAGATAGGCCCGCGCCCCAGTATCCCTTGCCGTCCGTACCCTCCCACACTCGGCCATTGAGGCGCGAGCACTTCTCGATCGGCATGGTCGGCCCGAACCAGGTGACGAGGTCCTTGTTCACCCCAAAACCAAGCCCCTGAACCTTCATGACCGTGCCGGTGTCGAAGACCACCCGGCCGGTCCCCATTTTCAAGTCGGTGTTGATGAGGTTGAACGCAGCCGGTCCGCTCTGCGAACCGATCAACTGGATGCCAGAGAGGTTGCCGTTCGCATCGATGACGATGGACCAGCGCCCTTCCACCTTGCCCAAGCGATCGACAACGGCCTCGAATGCCTCCTGCAATCCGACGTCACCGACGCCGTCGATCACCGCCTGCACTTGCTTGATCGACTTCGACAGCGCCTCGTCCTCGCGCGACGTCGCATCTCTCAGGTCAGCAACCGACGTGCGAACCTTCGCGAGGCCAGTCGCCGGGTCGTTCACGACGGATTCTATTTTCTCGACCGCTTTTGCCGTGACATCGTTCGCCTTGGACGCGGTCTCTCGCACGTTGCCGATCGTCGAAAACGCGGCGGCCAACCCGGTTGTGGGATCGTTCACCGTCGAACCCAGCGTTTCGACCGCCCGTGCCGTCGCCTGGTTCGCCTTGGACGCTGTCTCCCGCACATCTCCGATAGTCGAAAACGCGGCGGCCAGCCCGGTTGCCGGATCGTTTACCGTCGAACCCAACGTCTGGACTGCCTTGGCCGTCGCCTCGTTGGCCTTGGACGCCGTCTCCCGCACGTTACCGATCGTGGAAAACGCCGCGGCTAACCCCGTTGTCGGGTCATTCACGGTCGCTTCCAGCCCCTCGATGGACTTGACGTTGGCATCAAAGCGATCGGCGCTGGTCTTTTCCTCCAAAGCCAAGCGGGCGCGGGTCGCAGCGAGGCCCGTATCCTTGTTCGTCAGCACCGATTCCGATGCGCTGACCTGCTCCACCAGCGCCTGCACATTGTCCGCGAAGACACGGCGCGTCTCGACGATCGCGGCCTCGGCAAGGTTCATGCGCGCTAGCAGCGCCTGACGTGCAATCGCCGACGCCGCCTCGTTGGCGACCAGCTGCGTATTCAGCTCGGTCTGGATCTGCACCAGCTGCGCCTGGCGGCCTCGGCTTGCTTCATCGCCAGCGATCAACGCACGCAGCATCGCCTCGTCAGACGTGTCGACGCGGCCCGCGACCTGACGGATCATGGTCTGGACGCCGACGAGACCGCCCTCTGCGGTCAACGAAGCTTTACGCAGGTCACCGATCGCACCGGCCTGGTCTTTGGATGCGACCCCCAACGCATCGACCGAACGTGCAGTGACCTCGCCAGCCTTCACCAGCGCCGTCGTCTCCGAAACAGCATATGCGCGCAGCGACGCAACCTCGACCGCCAGCGCCAGTCGATAGGTCGCCTCGGTCAGCAGCCCGGCGTCCATGCGCGTGGTCAGTTCCTGACGCGCCTGCGTTATCTGCTCGATCTGGCGACGGGTGGAATCATCACCCGCCAGCAGCGACCGCAGCGCCCCCTCGGCCGCGTCATCGGCCACCATTCGCGCCTGGCGAATGGAAATGGACATGCCGACGGTGTCGCCTTCGATCGACAACTTTTCCTCGATCCCCTGGACTTTCAGGTTCAGGCCATCGAAAATCGTCTGCTCGACTCGCTTGGAAATCGCAGTGTTCTGGGCGTCGATATTCTCTTCGGCCGTTTTCACCCGACCACCCAGCCTAGTGAGTTCGATCACCTCGGCTTTCGACCGGATCGCTCCGTTCAGGCCGTCGACGTTTTGCTCTGCAGTGGCGAGCCGCCGCAGGATCGGCTCCAGATCGGCAATTTGTTTTGGGTCGAGGATCGCCTTCGCAATCTGTTCTTCCACCCAATCGCTGCTCGCCTTCTGGCGGATCTGGCCTTTCTGCGCGTCCAACTCGATCTCGGCCTGGGTCGTCCGGTTGGCCAGCTGGTCGACCGCATAGATGCGGACGATGCCAGTTTCCGGATCGACGATGATCCCGGCGTCGCGCATGACCTTGCGGGTCCGGTCGGCCTCCGCCAGCAGACGAAGCGTCGCCTCGCTTAATTTACCAGCGTCACGCTCGGCCTGACGCTGGATGGCCTCCATATCGATCCGCGCGTCGTCCAGGACGGCCAGAGCACTTGAATGACCGGTTTGGACCATTTCCAGCGCCGACACGTCGATCTTGAGCGTTTCGATCTGCGGGATCTGCTCGATCTGCTGGATCAGGATCTCGACCGGCACGTTGCCGACCTTCGTACCGGCCGGAGCGCCGACCGTCGCGCCATCCTCCGGCCGGGTGCCGTTATCGTCAGCGACGGCCGACCAGTCCGCCGTCTTGGCGGCATCGCCGATCGCCAGGATCAGCGGGTTGTTCGTTGCATCATAGACGACGGGGTCGGCCGCCATCACTGGGGCGCGATCGTCGGCATCCCAGGCGTAAAAGGACGGATGCTCATAGGCCAGCGTCATCACGCACTGGCCGTTCTGGCCCAGCTCCTGCGCGCGGACGCGGAACAGCATCCGCTTGAACGACAGCGGTGCATAGGTGAACGGGACCAGCGCGCCGACCGGATATTTCCATGCTCGGATATCGAATGGCGCAGTGAAGGTGCGCGGATATTGCTTCCGCTGAAGCGCCTGGCGGGCGACGCGCTGCGCGTGGCTGACGCTCTCCACAGCTCCCAGGTCGAGCGACAAAATACGGTCGACGCCGTCGAGGCTCGCGATGCGGACCTCGGGATAGTCGATAAGTTGGTAGAGCGCTGGCGCCGACGCGTCGACGTATTTCCCGCGCACCACATTTGGGATCGCCTCGAGCGACGCGTCCGGCTCCCATCGATGGCCGCCGACCACGTCGTCAGTGGTCAAGCCATCGTCGGTCGCGGCCGCCGCATGATCATTGTGGGCGATGTCGATCGACAGTTTACCGCCCGTGTCACGAAACCGTGCGTTGCAGGCCGTGCAGAGCGTCTCGAACCAGGTGCGCGGCTCATCACCCTCGGACAGGACGCAGGCACCATGATAGCGCGGCTCGGTGCCACCGGCTGAGCGATTTACCTGCTCGTCAGCCAGATTGGCGACCGGGATGAAGCTCTGCAGGTTAATCCGGCGCGCGGGTACGCCGGATCCGGTCGCCAGGCGCATCGCACCCGTCGCCGGATTGCGGATACGAGCACCCAACGCCATGCGCAGAATCTGCAACGGCAGGTTTTCGCCGATCGTCACGCCATCGTCAGTGATGAAGCGCCAAGTCGACTGGTCGTCCGCCCGCATCGGTCCATTGCCGCCGGGGACGGTGCTGTCGCGCCGGGGATCGTAGAGCTTGGCACCACGACCGATGACGGTGATGCGGCTAGGTGGGCCACCGCTAAAGGGGCTCTCCGCCTTCTTGTCGTTGCCTGTCGTCTTGAAACGCCATGCGCTGTACGCGCATCCGGTCAGGCGGCGGGTGCCGTTCCATTGGTTGGACAGCGCCAGGGCATTTTCCGGCGTTCCCTCGAGCACGACCGCGTCGACGAAGAAATAACCGCGGTACTTGCCCACAGTGCCATTCGTTGCAGCCCAGGCCAGTTCGGTGCCGAACCAGATCTCCTCGACGCCATCGATCGCATGGCTGGCGTGTGCCACCACCCAACGGCACCATTCCTGGTTCGCGCCCTCCCATTCTTCATGGCGAACGTCGACCGGCATCGCCGTCTGGCCCAGGACGGTTTTCCGGAACTCGCGCGGGTTGAGCTGCGCGTACAGCCGGTCGGTCTGGGTCTGCGGGACCTTCGGCTGCGCCAGCGCGGTACCCAGCGTCGCGATGCTGCTGCCCGCGAGGATAAGCGCGCCAACTGACAGGCCCAGCACGCCGGACGACGCACCCAGCGTCGCCGCCAGGCCGAAGCCCGCCGCAACGCCACCAGTCGCAAGGACGAGGCCAGCGCCGACAATCACGGCACCGGCAATTTTCAGAGCCTTCGCCAAGCGTCAGGCCCCGAACTGGACGCGCCAGGCGCGCGCCTCATGCCACTGAGCGCGGTCGATCCGGATCAGGCCTTCGCGATCGTCCTCCCGGCCGACCGCGATCGCGAACGCGCCCCAACAGATTGCGAGCAGTCCGCCAACCATGACGATATCGCCGCGCTGTGCGAGCGATGCTGGCACCGGCTCGAATTTCGCGTCGAGGGTCGCCACCAGCGTGCCCCGGCCGATCCGGCGCAGGGCGCGTTTCGCCCCTAGCTCGGTGGAATAGCGGCCACGGAACTCGACCATCGGATCGAGCCCGGTCATCGCCAGTACCGCGCCGCCCGCGAACGTGCAGCAGTCGTGCGTGCCCCACGCGAAGGGAACCAAGCGCAGAGGTTCGAGGTAGGCGGCAAGTGCCACCTCCCAATTGGGTTTACGATACATGGAAACCTCGTCAGCCCTGCCGGGTGGCCCGATTGGCGATTGCGATCGCCAGTTCGGCCGAGCGATCACCAGGATCGTAATCGCTCTGGCTTAGATACGTGTTGTTCGACGCGCGGCCGAAGAAGGCGAGATAGGTCTCGACGTCGAGTTCGATCGTCTGGCTCTGCCGATCGCCGATGATGCGCGGGACCGACATATAGCCCGTATAATAGGACCACACGCCGCCCAGCAGCGTCAGATCCTCCGGGTGGAGCATACCGCGCCAGATCCGGCAATCACGGCCCGCATAGGCGGCGCGGTTGCCCAGCGACGTCATCAGCTCATCGTCGACGCCGGGCAGACCGGACAGCGTCAGGGTCAGCGTGTCGGTCCCGCCCTCTTTCGCGCGGATCGGCCCGATCGACACCATCTTCGGATCCAGCGCTTTGAAGGTGAAGCCATCCAGATCCTCGTCGCCAGTGCCAGCGAAGGTGAAATTATAGGGCGCGTTGGTCACGCGCAGCGGCTCGCCTGCGATATCCAGCCAGGCGAAACTCACCGGCCTGCGAATGCGGGCGTCCAGTGCGGCCTGGGCCACCATGTCGGGCCGATCCTGAATCATCAGAACGCTTCCCGTACGCTGAACTCGATCTCGTAATTCTGACCGATGCCGACCTTCCACCCGTTGCGGGTGTCGACCGAGCTGACCAGGGCGTACGGGCGGCGGACCTCTATGGCCGCCCCGTCCGCCGGAGCGGCACGGAGGTAGGGTTTGAAGGACAGCGTCGCCCGCCCGTTTGCGTCGGCAACGACCGGAGCCATCAGCATCAGCAGCTGATCGTTGATCGTCACGAACTGACCGCGCTTCAGCTTCAGCCCCGCTGCGCCCCAATTGCTCGTCGCGAGGCGAAACCCGCCCTGGCTCGCGCCATCCACCACCGGCGCAACGCCGGTGATCTGGTCACGTTCGCAGGCAACCAGGCGGAAGCAGTTCACGATCCCGTCCAGATCCACCACGAAGGCGCGCCAATCGAGTACGTTCGCTTCCCCGACGATCGCCGGTAGTTTGGCCTTCGCATACCAGCGTGGGGCGGCTGGCAAATAGGTGACCCGCGCCACACCGGTAAACTCGGCCTCGTTGCGCTGGCCGGGTTGATCCAGATCCCATTCGATCCCGCTGGGGGTGGGCGATGCGGGAAGGTCGATGCGCGCCATCAGTCGAATGCTCCGGGCAGGCTGGGACGGCGGAGCTGGCGCATCGTCTGGTCGACGGCACGCGCGGCGATCGGATCGGCCGCTGCTGCGACCGTGCGGACGGTGGTTTCCTCGACCTGCGCCAGCAGAAGCGGCGAGGCCTCGACCCGGGAGCGGATCGAGACGTCCAAGCGGTCACGCGATCCGCCCCGCAGGCGCGCCATGTTGGGTCGAGGTTCGCGCAGGCGAGGCATCGACGGGGTCGACAGGCCAGGCGAACCGCCATCGGCGAACTTGCGCAAGCGGCCGGAGTTGATCGCCGCCAGCTCGGGCAGCCATTCGGATGTCGCGGCCGCGTTGACGATAAACTCGCGGTTGGACACGCGGATCGCGCCCTTGCCGCCCGACAGCAGCGCCAGGATCGAGTCGGACCGGCCACCGCCCGGCCCCCGGATCAGGCCGCCAGGTGAACCGCCATCGGCAAAGCCGGGCGCGTCGATCGGTCGGCCGCCATCGGCGAACCCGAAGAACCCGCCCCCGATCGAGGCGACGATCGCCTTCTGGATCGCCAGCCGCGCAAGGTCCGCGATCACGCTGCCCACAACGTCGGCCGCCGCGCCCTTCAGCCCCAGCAGATCCGTCACCGCCTGAGCGGTGGCGCGGGAACCGGCCTCCTCTAATCTGCCGAAACCCTGCACCGCAACGTTTTGCAGGCTGTTCTTTACGTCCTGCGTCGCCGCCTTCACGCGCTGGCGGTACTGGTCAATCGGACCGGCCGCCTGGCGCTCGAATTGGCGGTCCTCAGCCTGCTCCAACTCGGGCAGACGCTTCAGACCATCCTTCGCACGTTGCACGGCGTCGGGGTCATCGGAGGTGGCGGCGACGCGCTCCAGCGCCTTGCGCCGCTGCTGCTGCTCCAGCTCCAGGATCTCGCGGCCGATCCGTTGGCGATCGCCCTCGGTAACCGCCATGTCCTGCTGAATGCGCAGGATATCAACCCGCGAGGACGCTTCCTCGCTCGCGACGTCGAACTGACGTTCAATGACCCGTCGAGCGCGATCAGAGTCGACATTGGCGAGGCGCTGCTGGCGAACCGCCTCGTTGACCGCCCCGAGCTGGAGCGCTTGGGCGGTCGTCAGGTCGCTGGACTTCAGGCGGTTGGCGATCCGCGCACGGGCGGTGTCCGCCTCCGCGTTGATCTCGTCCCGCAGAAGCCCCTCGCGCTGCTCCTCCGATACCGCGCTGCGGCTGGTCGCGTCGATCAGTCGTTTGCGCGACGACAGATAGTCGTTGTTGAAGCTGTTCTCGTCGACGAGGACGGCACGCTGCGCCGCCAGTTCGCGCTTCCGCATCGTCTCGGCCGAAGGCCCGCGCGGCCCGGCCTTGCCCCACTCGACATGGAACACGCGCTGACCCGGCTCGTCCAGGATCTTGCGCAGGCGGACGCCAGCGTCTTCGAACGCTTTCCGGATCGAGGCGACCGAGATGCCGGGACCGTAGGCGACGTCGAGGGCCTGGCCTCGTTCGTGCGCGCTGGTCCCCGGCCGCGCGACTGGACCGGCATGGCGTCCGGCCTGCTTGTCCGCAAAAATCCGCTCCTGGTCGGCGCGACTGCGCAGGCCACTGGTCACCCGGCCCCCGATCGATGCGATGATATCGCGCGCCCCGGACAGGTCGACGTCGCGGCCGAACTGACGATTGGCGTTGCCGGAATTGCGGGCGGCATTCACCCGGGCTTGCGCGGCCTCGACCGCCTTTCTCTTCTCCGCCTCCAGGGCCTGCAGGCGGCGCTTCGATTCTGCGCCTATCTGGCGACCGAGCTTGGCTTCCTCACGCTGCTGGTCCTTCAACGCCTTGATGCGGTCATCGTAAAGCTTGGTCACGGTGCGGACCGGGTCGATGGCAAGCTGCGCCTGCTCGGCCGCCAGATCGACACGGGTGCGGTTCAGGTTTGCCTGCGCCTTTTCGACCTGCGCGTCCGCATCCTTCAACTGACCTTGCAGCTCTACGACGCGCGCCGCCTCGGCCGCCTGCACGGTGGCAACGGTCGAAGTGCCACCGGCGGTTTGGCTGAAGCCATCGCGGGCGGCGATCGCGTCCGCCAACCGTGCCGCCGTCTTCTTGCGCAACTCGAGCGCTTCCTGGGCGTGTTGTTTTGCAGCGATATTGGCGCGCTCGGCCGACGTGCGCTCAGCCTCGGCCGCGTCGTCCAACGCCTTGGCCTGGTCACGGATCGCCTGGGTAACGCCCTCGAGCGTCGTCTTGAACCGCTCCTTGGCCTGAGCAGCGATATCCGTGCTGTGCGCGTCCTTCTGCAGCTTGGCGACGGCGTCGTCCACCTCATCGCTGAACAGGTGCAGGTTCTTGGTCAGCGCACCGAGGACGAGCAGGCCAGCGGTCAGGGCCAGACCCCAAGGGCCCAACATGAAATTCGCGAAGGTGCGCATGCGCGCTGCGGCCGATCCCGCCTCGCCCTGCAGGAAGGTCAACTGTCCGGCCGCCTGCGCGCCCTGGATCGCGACAACCTGGAAGATGTTGGCACCCATGGACATCTGGGTGAAGGTGTCCTGCGCCTGGTAGGACAGCCCCTGCATCGCCATCCGATTGCCCATCATCGCCGCCATCGCGCGGCGCTGGGCCTCGGTCAGCTGCTGGGTCGCGGCGCTCGCGGTCGGGATGGCGGCCGCATGGGCGTAAAGACGGTCGCGCGCATATTGCTGGGCAGCACCATATTCACGCATGGTGATTGCGCCGCGCCGGAACAGGTCGTCCGCCCTGTCCATCTCCTGGTCGAAGCGGAGCTGGGCCAGATACATGGGATCAAGTGCGCCACGAAGCGTCTGCACGGCCAGCGCCATTTCGCGCTGTTCCTGGGCAGCGGCCGACGTAGCCAGGGCCAGCTGGCGTTCCTGCTGGGCCGCGCCGCTGGCGATCGCGGCATGACTTTGCAGCGCATTGCGCGCCAGCTCCTGGGCGGACTGATACTCGCGCAGCGTGATCGATCCCGCTGCATACAGCCGCTCGGCCCGTGCCAGCTCGTCGTCGAAACGCTTCTGCGCTGCGTACATGGGGTCAAGTTGGGCGCGAAGAATATCGGCTTGGGTCGCCAACTCGCGGGTCTGGCGGGCGGCCAAGGCCTCCGCCTGGGCCAGGCGCTCGGCTTCGGCCGCTGCCTCGGCAACGCGCTGGTGGCGGCCGACAAAGTGTTCGGCCGCTTCCGCGCTCTGGAACAGCTCGATCTGTACGCGCTCGAGTGCACCAGCTTCGGACAGTAGCGCGGCCGCCTCGCGCTCGGCCTCGATCCGGGACGCCTCGGACGCCTGGATGAACAAGCGGCTGGCCTCGGTGGTGTCGCCGACTGCCGCTGCGGTCCGGCGCGCGGCCGCCGTGATCAGGTCGAACGACCGCGCCCGGTCCTGCGCGGCCGTCGCGCGCGCCTTCAGGTCGTCAACGCCCAGGTCGGCGCGGCCGTCGACGGTGGGCCCCTTGACCGATTGCGCCGCGATGCGCTGCACCTGGGAAAAGCTGGCCTCGAACGACTTCTGCGCCCGCTTGGCGGCATCATCGGCCAGATCCGCAAAGGCCCCGAACTTCGATCCCATCCGGCTGACCGAACGGTCGACATTGTCGGCCATCCGGTCAGCGCGGCGCTCGAAACGGTCCAGCGGCTGCTCCGCTTCGGTCAGGTGACGGCGCAGCAGCTCGGTTGCGGCGTCGACCTGAAGGAGCAGGCGCTCGGTGACGTCAGCCATAGACGTCCCCCTTTCGATCAATCGTCATCGGGCCGGGCGTTGAAAGCCTCGTAACCCTCGATAGCCGCCCAGAATTCGTGCGGCGTGGCGGCCATGAATTCATGCGGCCGCCACGACAGCGCGGCGGCCGCCAGCCCGATCAGCCGACGGCGGGGGCTTCTTCGGTCGTCTTCGTCATCGCCGTCGGCTTCAGATTTCCCTCGGAATCATAGCCGCCGGTGACGGCCATGGAGAGGACACCGGCCAGGATCTTCTGGACCACCAGCAGGCCGCCCTCCGCATCCAGGATGAGGCGGCCGATCCGCTTGGCGTTGACGCCTGCCAAACCCTTGTCGTCGGTCGCGCGTCCGAATTCGCGGATCAGCGAGCAGGCGACCTGCGCGGTTTCACCCAACTTCATCTTGGCGTCGATCGCGCTGCGAGTGATGTCCACCAGGCCCCGGTCCAGCGTCGCCTCGATCTCCTCGATCGCCGCGAAGCTCGGACGCAGGCCAATGTCCTGACCATCGAGGTTCAGGGTCGCTTCGCCACGTTCGGCGCTGGCGGGGCGGGTCGTTTCGTCGGTCATTCTGCCTCGGGTGTGTGGGCATCCGGCACGGCCGGTGCGGGGAGCGCGGCGTAAAGCGCGCGGATCTCGCCGATCGCCGCCGGGTCAACGGCGATCAAATTGGCCAGGTCGACGGTGTCGATCGGCTCGGCAAGGAACGGGGCCAGCGCATGGGCGCAGCGGTCGGGGCCGGAGGCGAGCAGCTGCTCGATTTCGGTGGCGTTGCAGCCGGTCGTGCCGACCAGCTGGCGGTCCAGGTCGACCGGCGCGCTGGCCAGCGCCAGGCTAACACCGGCAATGGCGATAGTGCGCGCCATCGATCAGGCCAGCGTGTCGACGGTCGGCTGGGCCGCAGGCTGAAACGTCAGGCCCGCTTTCGCCGAAGCGCCCTGCTCGAAATCCGTGTTGTCGAGCGCGGTGTACATCGAGCACTCGAACACGACGTCGGTGTTGGCGAACGGCTTCTTGCGCACCTGGATCACCTCGGTGGCGTTCGACTTGTCCAGCGTCTCGAGCCGTGTGTAGCCGTTGGCGTCGGGCAGATCGGGGATGATCTCCTGCTTCAGCGAGAGGGTGCGCAGCCCGGGGGTCTGCGTGTCGACGCCCTCGGTGTCCTTGGTCGCGGACGAGCTGAAGCCCTTCGACCGGTTGATGGTCAGGTTGCCCTGGCCCGCAGGCTGATTGAACGCGACACCGTCCGCCGCGCGAACGAACAGGCGGTAATCGCTACCGAGCTTCTTACCCATGATGGTCTCCACAAATGAAAAAGGCCGCGCTGGGGAGGCGCGGCCCGGGGGGCATTCGAATTGGCTGGCGGGGTCAGGGGGCGATGGCGATCGCGTCGAAGGCGGTGATGCCGGTGTAGCCCCCGCCGCCCTCGTCCAGGACCGCGTCGTCGTCCTTGAAGGCGAAAGCGACCGTCCAGCCTTCATGTTGGAAGGTTTCACCGTCGAGCGCGGTCTCGATCTGGTCCTGGAGCGAGAGCAGCGGCGCGCGCTCCTCCGCCACGACTAAGGAAATGATGCTGATCTCAACCTGTCGATCGGCATCCGCGCCCTTGCCGCCCAGGCTGGCACTCTTCAGGTCGCCGATGATGACCAGGTCGCCGGTCGCATCGGCTGGCGCGTCCTGATAGACCGTCGCACCGCTGATCACGTCCGCAAGGATGCGATAGGCGACGGCCTCGACCATGGCTTTGGCCTTGCTCATTCGCCCCCCGCGATCTTGCCCAGCGATCGGGCAAAAATGCCCTGCATGTTCGATTTCAGGGCGGCGCGAAGGTCAGGATAGCGGCCGGTGACGAACCGCTTCCCCTCCATGGCGGGCACCTTCATGCGATAGGTCGCCACGATGTCGGCGCGTTCCTTGCGGCCGCGCGCATCGGTGCGAAGCGTTGAATAGGTCGATCCGTCGCGGCGCGACTGCTTCACGCGGCGTCTGCGCTGGACGGTGACGACCTGCGCCTTGCGGCCCAGATCCTGGATACGACCATAAAACAGCTTTGCGCGCCCGGCTGGCGTACCGAGCAGGCCGATCTGGAGCCGCAGCGAGCCGGGCAGAACTTTGGACGATAGGCCCGCGCGCAACTTCCCGGTCAGGTCCGGGGTGCGCGCCCGAACGGCGCGCAGCATCTCGCGGCCGGTGACGTTCAACTCAACCAGGATCTCGCCGCGAACCGCGTCCGGCAGGCGGCGTAGCAGGCGACGAAAGCGGGCGATGCCCCTGCGGGCCATCAGCTGGGCTTCCCACTCTCGCAGGACAGCACCAGGCCGTCGCGCGCTTCGGTCGGCGCGATCGCCTTGATCGTCAGAACAGTGTCGCCATGGGCCAGGCGATTGGCGATCGTCAGGCCGCTGCGATTGCGGATCGTGACGCGCCATAACTGCAGCGACCGCTGCACCAGGTGCTGCGTCGCCGCCTCACCGCGCAGCGGTATCACTTCGGCGGGAACGCGATCGGCGACTGTGCGCCATTTGGCCTGGCCCGCCGGGACGGCTCGGCCACCGTTGTTATTGTCGACGAGATTGGGCTCCTCGATGCGAACACGGTGGCGCAGGCGACCGGCGGAGAGCGCCATTACTCGGTCGCCCAGGCCGTGATGGGCTGGAGCAGCCAGGACACGCCTAGCGGCAATTCCGCGGTGCCTGCACGCCCGTCGACGCTGACACCCTCTGGCACCGCGAACCAGGTGGCGACGATCAGGCTGATCGCCTGCCGGGCGATCGCCAGATCATCGCCGACGAGTGTCGGGTCGGTGCCGACGATCGTCCGGTTGGTCCGCTGTTCGACAGCCCGGCGAGCGGCAGCAATCAGCCGCAGCAGCCGGGCGTCGTCGTCCGTCGCGCTGACGTCGAGCCGCAGATCCTGCTTGATCTCGGCCAGCGTGACGGGTTCGGCCGCCATGAGGATCAGGCCGCGATCGACTTGGCGTATTCGACGGCCTTCGGGTGGCTGTCGACATAACCTTCACGCTCGAGCTGGTCGACGCGATCGGTGGGGACGTCGATCACGTCGTTGACCGCATGACCGCCAAATTCCAGCGTCACGCGGACCTCGACCACCTCGACGGGGTCGGCCTCGCGCTTATCCGGGTCGGGGTCGCCATCATCGCCGGTGCCGCCTTCAGCGGTGCCGGTGCCAGCGGCGGTGCCGGACTGGCCGTCCGTGGTGGACGTGTTGGTCGGGGCGGCGGTGTTGCCGCCGGTCGGGGTCGGGGTACGGGCCATGTCGGTCTCCGGATGTCAGAAAAGGAAATGGAAGGGGGCGACCGCCAGGCCGCCCCCGCCGCGATCAGCTCGCGGACTGCTGGAAGGCCTTGTAGGGCTTGCCCGCGCTGATCTTCTTGCCGTCCGATCGCGCCCAGGCGAGGAAGCCGACCTGGCCACGCGAGGTGTAGACGCTGTCGTCGAAGCGGAAGAGCGTCACCTCCATGATGTCGCGGATCAGGAAGCTCTTCAGGTCGCCGAACAGGATCGACTTGGCGTTGGCGGCCTGGACCGGCATGTCCTGATTGATCTGGTACCGGTAGCGCAGGAAGGTGTCCGGATCCTTCGCCGACAGGCCGGGCAGCCACAGCGGATGGCCCTGGCTGTCCTTCAGCTTCTTCAGGTTGCGCAGCGTGGTGTCGTGGAACATCCAGGCCACGCCGTCGGCCGTGCGATAGGCCGGGTCGATCGAGTGCTCCAGGTCGACCATGTCGTCATATTCGACGAAATTGGTCTTGCCCGTCGCGGCGGCCTTGCCGACGTCGGCGCCGGTCACATAGCCCTCCGGCTCGTTGGTACCGGTGCCGATGGTGTATTTCTCGTTCTGGATGCGCCCGATGCGCGTGGTCGCAGCCCGGCGGACGAACGCCTCGACATTCATGCCCGGCCCCTGATCCTGGAGCAGCTCGAACGGCAGCGTGAAGATCTTCGACGACCATTTGTATGCGCCGATCTGGATGGTGCCGAAGGTCGGGTCGGAGCTGGTCGCGGCCTGGTTCTCGGGCACGATCTCGCCCTTCTGACCAGTTTCATCCACGGTAGGCCAGGGCAGCGGCGCGCCCGAGCTGGTCTGGATGACATCGGCCACCTGGCGCACGCCACCAAACGCCTTCAGCGCCTCGAGCAGCTCACCACCGAAGCCGGTCGGGACCAGGTAGCCGCCCGCCGAACCGGTCTGCACCGAGGAGGCGTTCTGCGGCGTACCGGTGCGCAGGATCTCAACGTCCTCGCGGGTCATCGCCGCGACGCCGTGAATCAGATAGTTGCGGAAGGCGGCGCTATAGCGGGTCTGGCGTTCGCGCTGGTCGGGCGACAGGTTGCGCAGCTCGGTGTCGCCGCGTGCCGAGATGTCACCCTCGTTGTCGGCCGCCGCTAGCTCACCATCGATCCGGGCCTGCTTTTCCAGCCGGTCGATCTGCGCGTCGATGCGATCGATGTCGGCATAGATCGCGTCGACCTGGTTCTCGATGTCCTTCGACCATTTGTCGCCGGTGTTCGTGTCCAGGAGGTTGCGGGCCTGCCTTGCCTTTTCGGCACGCTGGTCCCGGAGCGCCTTGATATTCATCGGGGGGAGTTCCTCAAAAGAAAAGCCCCGCCGGATGAGGGCGGGGCTTTGGAGTGCCGGGGGGACCGGCGCGGGGGATGCGTGGCCGTCAGGCGGCCATGCGCTCGTACAGCGCGAGGCGCGCCTGGGCCCGGTCACGGGCGCTGGTGTCGATCTCGCGGGGACGTTCGGTCAGGGCCTTGGGCGCATTGGCGAAGGCGGACAGGTTGAACACGTTCGCCTGAGCGGCGGCCTTGGCCTTCGCTTTCTCCGGAACCACCGCCATCTGGTCGACGAAACCGGCATCGATCGCCTCGGCCGCGTTGAACCAAGTCTCGGCCTTCATCCAGGCCTCGATCTCGGCCGCCGGTTTGCCCGTTTTGGCGACGTAACCCTCGGTCAGCACGTCGTCGATCTTGCCGAGCAGCGAGGCGGTCGCGCTCATGTCCTCCGCATTGCCCATGGCAAAGGTCCAAGCGCGGTGGATCATGTAGAAGCCGCCCTCGGCAATCTCGACGGTGTCGCAGGCCAGGGTCAGCGCGGTCGCGGCCGACGCGGCCAAGCCGTCGATCTTGGCGGTGAACTCGGCCGGGTGGTCGCCGATCGCCGTCATCATTGCCCGCGCTTCGAACACGTCACCGCCGGGCGAGTTGATGCGCAGGATGACCTTCGGCGTGGTAATCGCCGCCAGCTCCTTCGCGAAATCGGCGGCCGACACGCCCCAGAAACCGTCGATCACGTCGTAGACGTAGAGGGTGGTTGTGTCGTCTCCGGTCGCTTCCGCGCGCAGGCCGGAGCCCTTGCCGCGATTGTCTTGGGCAAGGTTAAGCAGCTTGCGCATCATCTGCGTCATCTTTCTCGGGCTCCTGGGCGGGGGCCTCGCTCGGCGCGGGCTTTTGCCCGGGGGTTGGAGCGGGCGGATAATAGACCTTGTTCGCGTCGGGGTGGGCCAGCGGGGGCAGGTTCTTCATCCGCCGCACTTCGTTCTGGCTCATCCAGCCGGGCAACTGGTTGCCGCCCAGCGCGGACTTGAAATAGTCGGATTGGGACTTGCTATCGCCGACCTGCATCGCCTCGACGTCGAAATCGATGAAGTAGCGCGACACCTTGGCCCCGATGACGGGGAACAGCTTGCGGGTCAGCTCCTTGGCGAACCGGCGGACATGCGGCACGCAGGTGTAGAGCTTGAAGCCGACCGTCATCTGCTCGATGCCGGTACCCCAGGTGGTCGCGGCCGACGTCTCCCCGATCATGTGCGGAGGCGTGCCGAAGATCCGCGCCACGTCGACGACCGAATACTGCATCAGCTCGAGCAGCTGCGCGTCCTTGGCGCTGACCGAGACCCGCTTCCATTCGCCGCCATGCTCGATCAGCAGCGGATTGTGAGCGTTGGCAACGCCCTGCGCCTTCTTGCGCAGATACTCCTTGAACGCCGCCCGCTGTTCCTTGCTGACGGTGACGCCTTCGGGAAACTGGAAATAGTCGTTTGTGAGGAGCCCGCGCTCGAACTGGCCGGAGGTGTATTCGCGGGTGGCGAGGTTGATACCCACGGCCTGGGCGTGGTGCGCGATCGCCGATAGCGCGCGGATGCCGTTGGTATCGCGGCCCGGCCCCCGGAAATGGATCACGTAGGAGCCGTGATGCGTCTCCACCGACCCGTCGAGGTTGGTGAACTGATACCAGACCGAACCGCCGGATCGGAATGGCAGGACACGTGCCGGGTGGAAATAGTCGATCGCGGTGATCGTGCCATTGCGCGACTGGCGCATCAGCCCATAGCCGTTGCCCCGCAACAGCATCGCCATCGCCTGAAGCTCGATGAACTCGGGGCCTGACATCTCCTCATTGGGCTCGACCTGAAGGAAGCGGTTGTACGGGTGGTCGGGCACAGATTGCCGCCCGCCATTGGGGAGGTGTTCGTAAACGCCCAGCGGTGCCGACATCATCGTGCCGCTGATCAGCGTGACGCAGCGCCAAACCGCCGTGGAGCGCATCGCGGTTTCGGGCGTGACCTCGACACCGGCCGCGCGCTGACCCCAGCCATGCCATTCGAACTGAGAGAAGTCGCCGACGACGGCCGCCGTGCTGTCGACGGCGTTCTGCACCGGCGCGGCCGCCTGACCCGATGCGGCCGCCGCTGCACGCTCCGACAGGCGATAGGACGATATGCTCATGCGGCGTCGTCCTCCTCGGTGTCGTCATCGTCGTCGTCCAGGTCGACCACGAAATTGCCAGTGTATGGGGCGTCGCCCTCAAGTGGCGCATTATCGGCTGCGCCGACGCCCATCGCATTGGTCACGATCCCATCGATGCGACCACGCGACCGCTTCTTGTCGAAGGCGCGGTTTTTTTGGCCGTCCTCGGTGATCGCGGCATTGGCCGCGCAGCTATAGGTGACGGGGGAGCTGTCGATCACGATCGTGTCCTTCAGGATGCGATCCTCGAGCCGCTCGATCGAGCGGGGCATGCAATATTGCCGGTCCTCGAACATCACGCGGGTGCCCTGGGCGTGGCGCACCATCTTCAGCCCCGAGCCGACCGGCTTGTCCGGCCCCTCAAACTTCCAGGCGTCGAAACCAATTTCCTCGCAGGCGCTCTCGAAATCGGCGAACTGCGCAGGATCGAACACCAGCTCGACGACATCGTGTTCCGCGCAGATCGCGGCGACCTGGGCGGCGACGAACGTCTTGTCGATCGTCGCGCCCGGCACGGCGACGAGGTGGCCGTCCGCGACCCATTCCTCATAGGGAGCGGAATCACGCTTGGCCCGGTCGGGCAGACCGTCGGCGGTCGTCCAGTACCAGGTCTTGCACCACAGGACGTTATCGCCGTCCCGCCACACCGCCGTCAGCGCGGTCAGGTCGTTCTTCTTCGACAGATCGAGCGACAGCCAGCATTTGCAGCCGCGCAGGATCGCCATCGCCGCGTCGTCGATCGGCGCTAGGATCGCCGCCCATTTCTCCTCGTCGATCCAGAAGTCGGCCGCGCCAGTCGGGATGCCGAAATACAGCCGCTTGACCGAACTGGCGGTCGATAGCCGAGTTTGGGCGGTCTGGACCTCCTCGCGAATGTTCGCGACGGGGTACGTGATGCCGAGCGCTGGCAGAGCCTTCTGCCAGCAGGCCTCGTTAGTGAAGACCGTCTCGCGATCGCGCTTGTCGACGCGGGCCACGAAGGCGAACTGTGTGTCGTCGCGCTTCTCGCCCCGGGCGATCAGCTGGGCGGTCTCCGAATAGGACGTGCCGACGATTTGCGACGTGGCGGGCGTGTTGGTCCCCAGGACCATCATCGCGCTGCCTGCAACCTTAGTGATCGCCCGCCGCCAGATCTCGATCTGTTCGTCGGTGGTGAACTCGTGAATTTCGTCCGCGAGAACCAGGCGGGGACGTGGACCCGACTGCGCCGACCCGCCCGCCAGCGGCAGGAAGAACGACTGGCTGGCGGGATGCTGCAACTTCCAGGTGTTGTCGCCCACACCGCTGGCGACAATGTGGCCCAGGCTCTCCAGCGTATCGCCGTCGTCGTACCCGGGCACCTGGGCCCGGCACATGGCGGTCGCATCCTTGAACAGGACGTTCGCGGTCTGCTTGTTCGCCGCGATCGAATAGACCTGGGCACGCGGAAAGCCGCACCAGCCCATGACATACAGGCCGAGGCCCGCCATCATCGGCGACTTCGCCTGCCCCTTGCCCGTCTCCACCCAGGCCGATCGGAAGCGCCACCGGCCGTCCGCATTGACCCAGCCCATCAGCGAGCCGACGACGAAGACTTGGTAGGGCAACAGGTTGAACGGCTTTCCTGCCGCCGGGCCGTCGGTGATGGTGAACACCGACGGGAAGAAATCTAGCGCGCGCTGGGCCAGCTCCGGCCGCCAGAAATAACCCCGCTTAGCCGCGTCGCGCAGGTCGCGCAGGTGGCGCTCGCACGAATAGCGGACCAGATCGCCCACGACGAAATCGCCGCGGACCGCCGCCTCGGCCCAGGCCGTGGTGGGATCGGTCGCTGTGCTGGCGCTAACCCTTCGGCCCAAGGAACTGGTCCGCACCGGCGGTCGTCCGCCGCTGCTTGGCCACCTTGCCGACCTTGCTGCGGCGGCCAGGTGACAGGCCCAGCTGCGCCTCGAGCCGTTCGGCCGTCGACTCCGCTTCGCGCATCGCCTTGTAATAGATCGACAGGCGGTCGATCGCCTTGGTGTTTTCCGGGTTGGCCTCGGTCACCAGGCCGTCGTCCGCCACCTTTCGCGAACATCGATCATAGACAATGTACGCCAGGACAAGGCGTTGGAGGGCGTGACCGTTAGACGACGACAGGATGTCCCGGCCCGTCATCTCCGTGACGATGCGGTACCAATGACCGCGCGCGATAAGCTGCTCGGCCGGGTCCGGCAAAAGCGTCGTCCAGTCCGGCTGAACGACGATCGTCTCGTCGACAGCGGGCGCGGCCGGAGGCTTAGCGCGGGTGGGTTTCCTCGCCATAGCCCCTCACTTTCCGACCGAACTTTTTAGTCTGGAAATGCTCGCACTGCGCATGAAGGAGACCACCGGTGTCCGGGGCGCCCCCATTTTAGACTTTTGACCCCCCGGGGGGGGTGGGCAGGCGGCGATGACGACCCGGGGTCACGCTGGGAACGTGCTGGCCGTTCCAATGATGGTTGGCGCTGATCGGTCGACCGTCCCGCCCGATGCCCTTCGCGCCGATCGGCGTGGCATGCCCGAACTGCTCGGCCGTCACCTCGAGGTGGCACGGTTCGCAGAGGTTGCGGGTGTTGTCGTCGATGTCCAGGCCGCCAAGCGCCAGCGGCTTGACGTGGTCTACGACGGTAGCGGCGACAGTTCGGCCTGCCTTCAGGCAGCGTTCGCATAACCCGTTGGTCCGCTGCAATCGGCGGAGCCGTTGACGCTGCCCGGCCCGGCCGCGAAGCCGCTCCGCCTTGCAGAACGGCAGGTTAGGCGACCAGGTCGGTCAGCTTGCCACCGAGACGGCCGAGCCGGTCACCCTTGGCGTCGGCCGCCTGGGCTGCGACCAGCAGCTGCTGAGCCTGTGCCCGGAGGGCTTCGGCTTGGTCCATCTGCTTGGCCTGCTCGGCCTCGATGCGCTTGGCCAGGTTGTCGAGGAACGACAGCACGCCCTCGATCTTGGCGGCGGGGAGAAGCATGGCAAGCAACGCGACGATGATGTTCATGGGTAGCTCCTGGGCGAATTGTGGAAAGGGAAAGCGGGGATCAGGCGGACGCCATGTCGAGCGACACGGCACCCCACGCTGCATCGGGCTGGGCCCGGTCGTAGAAGCGCATGTAGGTCCGCGACCCTACGACCCGCATCGAATCACGGATCGCGTCCATGGCGCGCTTCCAGCGTTCGTTCTTGGTCTCGACGCGCAGCAGCATGAACAGCGCGCCCCGGTTGATCTGGCCCTGCTGGTCGACCTGAAAGACGCGGCTGACGAGGGCCCGCATCTCATCTGCGCTACCCTCCGACCATTGCGTCAAGCATTCGTCGATCAGGGTCTTCGCGGCCTGAAGCTCGGGCCCGAACTCGAGCAGGTCCGAAACCTGCACCTGCACCTTGCCGCACCCGTCAAAGGTCAACAGCGTCAGGTTGCCCTTCTTCCCGCCGACAGTGGCGTCGTACTCCTGGGCCATCAGCTCTTGCAGGGCGGTGACGCGACCGAAGGACTTGCGCTTGAACGCGGCGATCTGGGCGGCCAGCTCGCGGGCCTCGGCCAGCATCTCACGGACCGTCTCGTCCATCAGCAGGTCCTGCGCCTTGATCGCGGCCAGCGGGATCAGCGCGCCCTTGGCGTCGCGAAGATAGGGCGAGCCGCCGACATCGATCGCGGCGGGGTGCGTGCGCTCGGTCACGCGGCGCTCAGGGGCGGCGTGTAAGCGTTGGGGGCACGCTGATAGGGGTCATAGTCCAGCACGGCCGTATGACTGCGCGACGAGTGCAGTTCGGCATACACCTGCGCCAGAAACCGGCGGGAGACATAGACGCCGTCCTTCGGATCGCCAGCGCTGGCGATCCGATCGATCGCTTTCAGGTCGAGGGCCTTGGTCATCGTCACCATCCTGCTGAGCGGCCGTCAGCGCTGACCCACAGCGGCGCGGCGACTGGGCGGGCCTCGGGCCCGCGAAAGGGTTTGACCAGGTCACGCGCGATGCGGTGCGCCTCGGTCTCATGTTCGTTGTGCTCGGCCGCCGATCGCGCGCCGCGACGAACGCGGCGGATCAACGCCTCCAGGTCGTCGCGCGCGCGCTCCAGGTCATCGGCGGGGTGACGCCGCTG